TCTGTTAACATATAAAGGTTCCCCAAAATTTGACAACCTAACCATTGTTAATAAAGATACCAGAGAAAGTGAATATATAAATAATGAAACCCTACAAAATATCTTAGACGATGCACACCCTCTTGTGTTTGGTGACACACTTGTTGAATATTTAAAATTATTAAAATCAGCATTTGTTGCTCACGTACATAACGGCTCTGGAAACCCACCAACAGATAGAACAGATAAAGGGACAGAACCATTAAAAGATTTCATTAAGAAAGCAAAAGGATTAGAAAAAGACATGTTATCAAAAAATATACGAATTAATTAATATTTTAAGATATTTATTAATAAAGCAAAAAAATGGTAATACGTACTTTCTTTGACCGCAACAATACACTCATACAAAGTAGTAAGGTTAATGTTGGGGGAAACCCAATAACCGAACTATTTTATGGTGGTTCTGACGGGAAACAATCATATACAAGATTTATATTTCAATTTGATGAAACAAGGCTTAAACAATTCTACACTGGTGGAACATATACTGATTTATCTAAATTAACCCATACACTAAGAATGACAAATACTGGCGCATTTGATGCCGAACTAATGGGTAATAAAACATGCTCTGGTAAAAAAAGAAGTTGTTCATTTGATTTAATACTATTCCCCGTTGACCAAGATTGGGATGAGGGTTGTGGTTATGATTATAGTGATTGTGGATATATTGGTCAAGGGTCACAATCATATAGCCCATCAAATTGGTTTGAATCCGAAACAAATACCGCATGGTCGGGTGGAAGTGGTGTCTATTCTGGTTCACCAGTTGTATTGGCAACACAACACTTTGAACATGGTAATGAAAATATTGAAATAGATATAACAACAGTAGTTAATGGTTACCTAACTGGTGATACAAACTATGGTCTTGGTATTGCATACACCAGAGCACTTGAAGAAACCGAAACAAGTGAATTTCAATATGTCGGGTTCTTCACAAGACATACACAAACATTCTTTGAACCTTATGTTGAAACAATCTATGATTGGCATATAAATGATGATAGAAATAACTTCTTTTTAGATAAAGACAATAAACTATTTCTTTATGTTAATCTTAATGGTGTGCCAACAAATCTTGATACAAAACCAAGTGCATTAATTAAGGATGGTAATGATGATGTGTTTTCAGCTTATACACCAAGTGCAGTTACGCATCTAACAAAAGGTGTATATTGTATAGATATAAATGTTCCAACAACCTCAGATAATACAGACTGCATTCAGTTTACAGATATATGGAGTGGAATAACAATAAATGGGGTGACAAGACCAAATATCGAACTGGATTTTATTCTTAAGGATAGTAGCGGATATTATAATATTGGTGATAATGATATGCTACCCAAAAAGGTTGGACTTTCGGTCACTGGTATAAAACGTGATGAGAGCTTATTTAGAGGGGATATAAGGAAGGTTATTGTCTCAACGAGGGTTCCATATACCATAAACCAAAAACAGACCGTAAATGGGCTAAAATACAGGTTATATGTGAAAGAAGGTAGGAATGAATATACTGTTATAGATTTCCAAGATATTGAGATGGCTAATAACTATAATTATTTCTTATTGGATACACTGAGTTTGGTTCCAGGTATATATTATTTAGATATAAAGGTTGAATCAAATTTGGAAGTTACAACAGTTAAGGACGTTATAAGTTTTGAAATTGTAAGCCAAAGTGAATTAAGAGGTAATAATAGTTAATTCCCATTTTTTTTATATTGTTTATATAATGCAATTCCAATCTTTTTTCCAAACTTAACATCACTTGGGAAATGAACCTTGCCCACCATTCTGCTTTTGGATATTTCTTCCGCAACCCTAAGCAAATTATCCTTATGTTTTGGGTATAAATCACCCAATACATTTGCAATAAGTAATGATTGTGCTGTATGACCAGAAGGATAAGATGGTGTCTTAGCTGATTTTATATTTGAACAATCCAAATCAATACCAATCTTTTTTGCTATTTGTTTAGGTCTTGGTCTATTATAAAAATGTTTTAATTTCATTATAAAGTTCTTTGAACCACTTATTAGGTCCTTAACCAATAACTTTGGGTAGTCAATATTCTTTTCATTAAAATAAACCTTAAATCTACCAATAATATCATCTGATGACATAACCAAATCTTTATTATTCTTTAATCTCTTTAAATACTTAAGTTCTTTATTGGTCTTATCTGATTCATTCTTTGGGTAAGGTTTATTTTTATAATCACTTAATCTTAACCCCTTAAAATATTTCCTAAATTTCTCATCATTAGATAAGAATTTCCCATCAGTATATACCAAATCATTTAATGACTCCAATAGTATTCTTTTTATGTAGTGTTTCATATATATATAAATATGGTTATAACTATAAAAGTTTGGACCCTTTAATTAAATTATCTAAACCCCATAATGGTTGAAGATTTTTTAATGACCAACATATTTTAAATTCTCTATCTTCAACACTTTCAAATTCAAATGAACTCATTGGTATGATATGGTCAACATGCCACTCACCATAATTATCCCATGTCATACCCTTAGTGAATTTATTCTCCAAATGCTCCATTAATTGCTCAAGTGTGTAACCCAATATCTCAAATGTTGAACGATATTTATTTACCTTTCTTTCTTTAAGACATGTATAAACAGCTGTACGTGTTCTAGCGGCTAATCTATAGTTTGGGTCTCTCGCTCTACGCTCACGTTCATAATTACGTTTATATTCATTTACGTGTTCACGATTATCTTTATTCCATTGTCTATAATACTCTTTACGATGTTCTTTATTCTCCTTAAACCATTCTTTATGGTATTCACTTCGTTTAACCTTAATTTCTGGTTTAGATTCATATCTTTTTTGGGCGGCAGACTTACCACCAATATTCCTTCTACCAGACGGGCCCATTTCCACACCATTTTCTTTAAGGGTTCTTATTATAATTTTTTTATGGTAACCCATCTTCTCGGATATAGATGGTGAACCCATTAATTCTTCATTATAAAGTCTAATTACTTCATTTATTTCTTCTTCTGTTAATTCTATTTTCTTTGACATATTAATATATACGAACAACTTATTAAATGGTTACATATATAAGACAAAAAAACCCTCACTAAGTGAAGGTTTTTAAGTTTATATAAGATTATATTTCTATTATCTAAGTTCTGCAATGTTAAATGTAGGTACTCCATCTACTCTGACATGGCCGTAAAATCTATTATTGACAACTTTTTTTGCATATCTGGTCATGATTCCTTTTACAGGAGCAAAGTTAAATGGGTTATACATTGTAGGGGTAAGTTGTAGAGGCACGTAAGGTGCATAAATATACCCAGTATCAAGTAGTGATTTACCTTTGTGTCCAATAATCATAGAAAATGATGGAGCATAAGGGTCTCTATATACTTGGTATCTACCAGAAAGAGAACCAATTCTCTCAATACCCATGTTGTATTGGTCTTGTTCAGCGGAAGCATCACTTACGTGGAAGTATTCCAAATCGTCAAAGATAGCTGAAATTTCAGAACTTACAACAACAAAGTTAGCACCACCACGAAGAGTTGACTTGTGGATTTGAGCTGAAATTTGATTAACCTTTGTAATTAGAGTCTGATTCCAATCTTTTTGTGTATAAGGACTTGCGGCAGAAGAAGCTTTTCTCCATCCGTTATAATCCCATCTAAGTTGAGCAGCGGCAGCTTTTCTAATATCTCTCAAGATTTCTCTATCGATTTCAGCAGCAACTTGTTCAGAAAGCATAGCAGTCAATTCAGCTTCAGCATCAATGTTGTGGAATGCACTAACATCTTGCGCAAGTTCTGGTGACCATGTAGCTCTTAATTTTCTTTCTTGAACACTAACAACAACTTCGTCAAGTTTGAAAGAAACCTCACCTAGTTCAGTTTCCAATTCTAGAGAAGCATATTGAACCCAAGAAACTGCAAAATCTGTACCAGTTACCGCAGACATTGTGGCTCCTGTTGCAGCAATACCAACATAACCATCATAGGTTGAAGTTGTAACAGCTGGGTGTGTAACGTCAAGTTCAACATACATAACACCTACTCCATCACATATATCACCATAATTAACAATTCCTTGTCCATATTTTTGTGTGACCAATCTGAATGGTATTTCAGTATTAGCAGCAACAACAACAGCACTATCTTGGTCAGTAAAAGCTGAAGTACATGTAATTTTTAATGATGCTAAGAACGCTTCACTATCCATTTCATTACCATCTGGACCAGTAAGTCTACCCATATTACTATCTGAGAACCCAGATACGGCTAGAATTATACCTCTAAGTGAACCATCGGTAGCAGTAGGTAAAGCAGATAACTCATTAGGTGATGGAATACTAAAATCACCATTAGCCGCTAGTGTGTTCAAAACACCAACACCCAGTATTAGGGTCATTGCACCTTTTGAATTGTCAAACAATCCATCATTATAGTATAAATCATAAAGATTTTTAACTTTAAAAGGTGTTGCAACGCATCCACCAGTAGTAACACAATCTGGCAATTGGTCCATTCCTGTGTGAGCAGAGAATGTTGGTCCATCTGCATAGAAATCACCAGCAGCACCAGAACCATCAATTCTATTAGAAGTTTGAGGTACAAAGAAGAACAATTTACCAATAGGCATGTTCATAGCTTGCACTGATACGATATCGTTAGCCAATAGCTTAGAGAATACTCTACGAACTATAGGGAATACAACAGTTTCAAAAGAACCAGAAGAATTTGCATCAGTAGCTTCTGTTAATAGAGAAGACGCTTGATTCTCAAATAATTGAGCAACGTTTTCTTGTACGTGACCTTTAAGACCTTCTAAGAAGCCTAAAGATTTCCATTTTGCTTGGGTTTGGTTACGGATTTGTTTCATGTGGTTTAATCCGATATTACCAACTTGCCCAGAATTTAATAAATGTGACATAATTTTATGTAATTTTAATTTTTATTTTATTATTATTATCTTTTATCGACTCTTTTCATTAAGCCGATTATTCTAGCTGTTTCTTTGTCTACATAAGCAGTACTTTCGGTTAATTGCTTAGATACACCAGTGTTAACACTTTTAATTAGTTTTTTATTAATTGATTCGTTAATAGGTTTCCTAGAACCGAATTCACTTGCAATTCTTTTATAGAGTTGTTTTGACTCCTTAAGCGTAGAAACTTCGTTATCAAATCTTTTGAAAACGGTTTCTTTTTCTTGCTTAGTTGTCGAATGCTCCATAAATAATTTTGTTACGTAAGTTAGGTTAGAATTAAATACAACCGTTTCAGCTAACATTGTTCTAAATTTTCTAAGAGCACCTTTATACTCTTCATTCTTATTCTTAAGCTGTTTAGCTTCTGTTAATAGAACATTGTACTTCTTGATTATTTTTGATTCTTTAATTGTTACACCACCTGGTTTATACTTATCAGCTACAGGGTTTTTACTACCCTTCTGCTTAGGTAAGGCATAAGTACCTTTAGTTCTACGAATTTCTTCCAATGGGTCCCCCTCCTCATCATTTAAATCGCACTCATCCATAAGTTCGTTTTCTTCCATTTCACCCAAATCAATTTCATACATAACTTCTTCATCATCCATGTCATCCATGTCTTCATCATCCATGTCTACATCAATTTCATCATCCATGTCATCCATGTCTTCATCATCCATGTCTACATCAATTTCATCATCCATGTCCATGTCATCCATGTCACCCACAGGTTCCATTGGCTCCATGTTAGCGACATCCATATCCATTGGTTCATCACCCATGCCTTCTGAATCATCCATTTTAATTAAGAAATCACCTGGCTCCTTAACTGAAAGTTCAATTTCATCTTCATCAACAACAACTTCAATTTCATCATTGTCTTCTAATTTTTTCCAGACTGCTAGAACTCTCTCATCCGAAGCGGCAGTCATATCCATTTCGACTCCATCTGATGGCATTGCATCCACAGTATCATAATCACCTTCAAGGTCATCATCTTCCACTGGGTCTTCAATTTCAATTCCTTCATCATCCATGTCTACATCAATTTCATCATCCATGTCATCCATGTCTTCATCATCATCAACATCCATGTCTGCATCATCAACATCTTCTTCTGTATAATCTTCTTCTTCTTCTTCCAAAGATTCTTTCACTAAATTATCAATTTCTTCTTTCGCTAGGGAACGAAGTATTTCTTTTGTGTTTGAATTTAAAGCTTCTTGAATCCTTTTGGCATCCAATATTGCTTCTTCTAAGATTGACTTTTTTTTATCTGACATTTTTAAATATCTTTTTTAAATTTTTATTTTGTTGAATTATATAATTTGGTTATGGGTCTCAACAAAACCCATAACATTTATAAATATGTTTTAAACTAATAAAAGAACAATTTTTGGTAAAAAAAATCAATCTAATAAGAATTTGTTTATTTTATCAACCAAAATGTTTGTCTTTTTATTTACAGATTCCATAAATGGTTTTGCTTCTTCTTTTTCTTTAAACATCCAAGAACCAGGTGTACTTGGGGCGGTAACAACATCCCAGCAAATTATTTCAAAATCATCTTGAACAATATTATCACCCTTAATTTCTTTAAGTGAGCCAACCCCTCTTGATGATACACCTATCATTATACCATTTCTTATTAAGTTAGCTACTTCGTCACCCTTTGTGGATACAATACCATATTTTGTAAAACCAGGGGACATTAAGATTTGCATCTTACCCATTAGGGTCTTACCTTCCCACCAAGTTTGGGTAATATTATGTGATACTCTATCACCAGCAATTAACGATGAATTACCATTCCAACAAGCTTTACCATTATCCCTAACATAAAAGATATGGTTAGGTACATCAACACAATACACATAATCATCATAATCAACATATTCTGTTTTAATATTTCTAGAATCTAAGTAAATACCCTTAGTGGTTGAAATGTTTAATCTATTCAGTGGTTTAGATGAACCCTTTTTAATTAACCTATCACCAAAATATCTATCATGGTTTCTTTCTTCTATTCTTAAGTTTGATGATTTACCAACCTTTATTATTATTTCATGTAAATCATCAATAAGTTTTTTTGATATACTAAAAACTTCCTTATATTTACCATTTCTAATTCTACCATCACCCAATATAAACCAATCAAGAAAATCATTTAATAATACTTTGTTTAATTTTTTTATTTCGGTTGGTACGAATTTATCATTTGATTTACCAAATTGTTTTAAATATTTATGCAACCTAGCATCATTTATTTTAAAATCAACCTTACCATTATCATAAGAAACTTCTATAAAGTTTAGTGGTAATAAATCCAACAACTCTCTAATTAATATTTTTGACTTTTCTTTCTTTTGGGTTATTTTACATACATACCCAGATTTTGGTGATTCGAATTCAACTGCAACCCCATCTTCAGTAACTAAAGATTTTCTTTTTGATATTTTGCTTGCGGCAACACATCCATCTGCTAAATATATCCCCATAAATTTTACCCATAAATCCATAGGTATTTTTAAATCAGACATCATTTCAACTCTCCTTGAGTAAGGTGTCCTATTTGATATTTCACCTTCAGTTAACCCCTTTAGTGTAAAAAATTCTTTATCTTCACCTACCCAATTACCAAGTTTAGGGATATACATCTTATCTAAATCTTTTATTTTTCTATCATGTATATCCTTAGCAGTTATAAACCTACCTTTACCATTTCTACCAATAACCCAAAATTTATGGTTAGGTGTGACCTGTAAATCAATATTTCTACCAGTAATTGAAATTAGTTTACCCTTAAATGGTTTTGCAATTTTTTTATCTATTTGTTTAATTTCAATTTCGTTGGTATCTGGATTTAGGGTATAGATGTATTCGTCTTCACTAATATCACTAATTAATTTCCAACCTTCAGTTGTTAGAATTTCAGCACTTTTTCGGTGACATTCTGGATGGTCTAGCTCACCTATGGCTCTTTTTTCTTTAATTAATTGTTGGTAATTATTAACTTCTCGTTCAAGTATTTCTTTTGGGTATATCCTACCATTTCTATTTCTAACACCCCATTTTTGCAATACAACATACAACACCAATGGTTCAACCATTATTTGTTCACTACTCTTACCAAAACCATTTACCTCATTTATGAACTGTTTATTCCTCTCATCATTTGGTGAAATAAACCCAGCATCTTGTTCAACCAAAATCATCTTTTTGCCGAGAGTGTTTTTATTATTAACTTCAAAATCGCCTTTCATATTTAATATTTTAATTTGGATTTATAATTGTTTAAAATTAACCCAACAATTATAAATATGTTGTTAAAAATAAAAAAGCCCCAGAACTTTTGCTCTGGGGCTTTTAACTATTTTTTTGTCTTAAAGAATTTGAAATGTTTTGATTTATTTAAAATGTCTTGTATAAGCATATTTGATATTTTATTTAACTTGTTTTGCAAAACCTCATCACCCAATTTAAATAATTTTTTCTGGTATAGGGTTATTTCACAATTCATATAACTTTTCTTATTAAACCGTATACCAGATTCTCTCATATCAAAAACAACAATACTACGCTTAATATCAAACAACTCTGGTTCAAGATTTTCAAACAAGTGTTTTCTTATTTTCTTTTGTAATGTTGTTATTACATTCTTATAATTAATTTCATCATTTATTATTGGTTTTGCCCAAGATGAAATACTAACATAAATTGACTTTGGAATGGTATTATTAACCGTACCATATATCATATTATAATTTGTATGATTGTCAATTCTTAATTGTTTACCTTTTTTTGATGTCATATTATATTTTATTTTAATTATATATAATAAAATAAAATATAAAAGTCAAGTTAGCATTGGGTTCTATTCGTTTAAATCTTTTTTTAGTTGAAATATCTTTAAGATATCAACTTCAAAACTATTCTCATTAAACACCCTATTCAATAAATTTTCTTTAACTGATAACAAACTTTCCTTAAGTGATAAATCGGCATCAACAATTTGTTCATTTACAATACCTAAACAATCTTTAATTGTTTTGTTAAAAAATTTCATTTTGTCTGAGTTACTTGATTCCAATATAGTGTTAATTAATTTTTTACTACCTTCGGACAATCCCTTATATTTCTCATTATACTTATCAACAACAACCGAGGTTAATATTTCATTTGAAACACCAAGTGACTCAGTAATTTTTTTCTTTGTATTATTTTTTATATAATCAGATATCTGGGAAACACTTTCAAATATTGAATCAATAGTTTTTGCATTTTTTTGTGTGTGAATTAAATAACTTATGTTTTCATGAAGCTTCTTCATCACTTCATTATTTTTATATGCTTCTATTTTTAACGATACACCCTTAGCTAATTTCTTATTACTATTCAGTATTTGTTTCTTAGAAAACTTATTCATTAGTGATATATTTTCTTTAATATATTCAATAATTCTTGTTTCATTTTCTTCAATTTTATTTTCAATATTTTTATATATTAAAAACTGTGTTCTTAACACCTCATTTTCTTTTAGTTTTTTAAGATATGTTTTAAATATTTTCTTCCTCTTAACATCCTTGTTACTTATTGCTTCTGACAACATATCATTATATATTGTCTTTATAAACCCAAAATTTTTCATAGTTAATTTATTTTATATTTTATAAATATATGATAAAATGTATTAATCAATAATTTTATCAATATCATTAATCATATCATTTATACGTTTATTAATTTTTATATTCTTATCAGTTATTTTAACCCGTTCAATCCTATTATCCTTTGGTTTCATTGATTCCAATAATTTATCAAAGTCACTTTCCTTTTTACGTGGCTTTTTATGGTCATTAATACCTTCCAATAATAAGTTTTCATCTTTTTTTATTGACTCTTCAGTTGGTTCTTCACCACCACCTAAATCATCACCACCTAAATCATCACCACCAAGGTCTTCACCACCCAAGTCTTCACCACCAAGGTCATCACCACCCAAGTCTTCACCACCTAAGTCATCACCACCTTCATCACCACCTTCATCACCAAAATCAAGACCACCCATATCACCACCACCACCGAAGCCGCCTCCACCGCCTCCACCACCTTCACCACCGCCTTCAGCACCTTCACCACCCATATTTTTGGCTATATTGATATCACCATAAACTCTATCTACCTCATCAAATGTTCCAGTGTATTTTATAACTTCTGAAGTATTTTCCATTTCAGAAGAGGCGGCTTTTTCTAGTCTCTGTTCTAATAGGTCTTGTTTAATCTCATCATCTGACCACCCAAGTATTTCTCTTTTGGCTTTTGTCATGGACATAACACCAAAACCATTCCCAGCATCAGATACTGAATCTTTATATAGATTTACCTTAGATTGTAAATGTTCTAATTTAAGCATTTCAGCTTGTGTCGATGGATTGTTAAGTGTTAGTGTGAAATTATCTAACTCATCTTCTAAACCAAGCAAGAATAAATGCAATATTGCTATTTTATTTAATTCCATTATTAATGCTTGCTGTATTCTATTAATAGTCCTGGCAAACCTAACATCCTGTAGTGCTAAATTCTTCCCCTCACCTTGTGGGTCTTCAAAACCAAGAAAGGCTTTTGGTACCCTTAATGCGGTAAATAATTTTCGCTGGAGGTACTCTATATCTGCGATTGAATCCAAATTAGATGCCCCTGGTAATGTGTCAATAGGGTTTGGTGCATCTTCACTTCTAACAGGTATAAAGAAATCCTGGTCATTGGCCAATTGGTTATATTGTAAATCAATTTGACCAGTTTGTGGGTCAATGATTGGCAGTCTTTTAAATCTATTTGCAATTTCATCAACATATGCTGGTACGTCTTCATCATCAATATTACCAACATATATTTTATATACTCTTCTTTCTGGTGCCCTTGTTACCCTATAAATCAACATAGCATCTTCAGATAGAATTAATTGTTTCCAAATCCTTCTAGCTTTCTCTAAAACACTCGTACCATATGGGAGTCTTCTATCATCTCCTAATAGTCTAAAATGTGCTATTTGCCACGAATTAAATTCCATATCTCTACCTCTCCAAATAAACTTAACCTTTGGGTCTTCCTCACTAGATGCGCTATTAGTGTTGGTGAGTCTACTGTATAAATCCCCCTCTCTACGTTCAATCTCAAAGTTTGGCATTTGCCTACAACCAATAATCCCAGCTTTATCATCGATATTTAGAAATACAAAATTATCACCATATTTACATACGTTTCTAGTCCACATTGGTAGGGATGTATGAATATCTAATCTATTGAAAAACAGGTCTTCTAATACTGTTTTAACTCTTTTAGAATCTGAGTAAATATTAAGGACTCTACCCTTTTCGTTTGCGGTGGTAGATTCTTCCATGAATATATCTAAAGCGGCAGATATTTCTGGGTAGAACTCCATACTCTCAAAATCAGAATATGAACCAATTCTTGTGGTTTCATAATGAACGGCTTTTTGAAAAAGTTCATTATCAACTTTCCTCCATGTTCCACCTAAGTATTTATTTTGTTGCGCTTGTAGTTTGGCAACATCATATTCTGCTTTATCTTGTGTTTTTAGTAAAGCATCTTTACCAATAGAGTATCTATTAGTACTATTTTTTGGTATATTAACCCCATCTGGCCCGAATATATTATTAAGCCTTTGAAATATTGTTAATCTTTTCTTCGCCATATTTATTTTAATTTATATTTATAATTATAATGAATTTATTAAATAACTAAACCATTATTGTGATAATTATTTAAATCCACTAAATAACCATAAATAGTCACCATTTGGGTCTTGCATATTCTTAGAAACATTTCTACTAAACTTAGGTTTCTTTAATGCTTTTTTATTTCTATTTGCTTTGCTTACAAAACCAGTGTTATCCTCTTCTTTTGGGGTCTTATTGGGACTACCAATGGTCCAACTAGCTAACATGGCTTTATTTTGTTTTTCCATCTTTTCTAATTTCTTAAATGAATGTTCAAGAACCCAAAGTGCCATACACATGGCCATAATTAAATCATCATGATACCCTCTCATATGGTCTGGTCTACCATTTCTATATACAAATGTTTTCATCTCAGAAACCAATCTTCTTGATTTAATCAGAATACCATTTTCCCTAACCATTCGTTCAAAATTGGCAATCATTGGTAATCTAACCCCATTGGCATTAAATCCTGGTATCTTACTATCTTTTGAATGTGGTGTTAATTGTGCTTTTTTGCTATTAAGTATTTTACCTCTTGGTGCATCATAATGTAGGTATTTATACTTCAGTTCAAGTAACTTTAAAACTGTTGCAACCCCCATACCACCAGTGATATCAACAATGGTGTAAGCCTTATATAAATTACCATATTCATATATAACTTCAGCCAATAAATCTGGTGGTATCTTTCCTTGATACTCCATAACTTGTTCCATTGCTGTGAAGTCAACTATTACAATGGTTGAAGAGTCTTCACCATCTCCCCTTGCAACATCTGAACTAAGAATATATTGATGACCTTCTATTGGTTTTTTCCAAATCCAATATTCTTTTTCTCTCCCATCAACCCAAACTGGTTCCTCAACATTATTTTGTTCATGAAACGCAATATCTTCATCAGCAATGACATTACCACCAGAACCAAGAAATGAAACATCCAACTCTTGTGCAATCTTTTTTGTGTTATTATTTAATGTCATGCACATATTTTCATACCATGGGGATGTTGGCTTATAACCATTCTTTATCCTAGCCTTATATTTTTCATTTATAAACTCAAATTCGTTTATTTCTTCCAATATATTCCCCTTATCATCCTTTTTAATCCAACATAACCCTTTATTATACCTTGGGTCTTCATACCATCTCATTTCAATGATATTATAATTATTCTTACCACTCTTTGATTGTTCATATGTCTTATAATATAAGGAATCCATACCATTTGGTGTTGAAATAAGCATAACCTTACCACCAGTAGCACAAGAAGACATTGCCGCAGAATAAACCGCATCACCGTTATCAATAAATGCCGCTTCATCAAATATTAGGTATGTTGGAGTATAACCCCTTAAGGCATCTTCAGATGTTGCCACAGCTATTATTTGACAACCATTCGGTAATTCAACTTCTATTTTTGAGTTTGATAAGAATATATCTTTCCTTTCTTTTTCTGGGGTACCATAAAAGTCATCACCCCATACCCATCTTGGCATTTGCAATAAGTAGTCCTTTATACCTCTAAGGAATTTTTGTGCTAGTTTTAATTTATTTGCAATAAGTAAAACCGTTTCTGGGTTATCTGAGTCAGCAAATGCACACTTTACGGCCATATATGCCTGTGTAGTTGTTGATATACCAGCTTGTCTTGGTTTTGCCACAAGATTGAATCTATGACTTTCATATGCACGTACTATCTCCTTTTGTCTTGGAAAAAGATTAAATGGTACAAAACCACCTTGTGTGTTATCCTTTGTTTCAAGATAGGTTTCAATTGCATATATGGGGTCTTTAAGAGACTTAAAGTATTCTGTTAATATTTCTTCATTAGTTAGCATATATATAAATATGTTACCTAATCATTAAAATGAAAAAACCACCCAATTGGGTGGTTTATAGTAATTTTAAATTAAAATCTTCATCCGACTTCTCAATATATTTCTTTAGTGATTTAATTGATGATTTAAAGTCAATATTATCATTAAATTTAAATCTAATATTTTCTTCTTCTTTTCTTATTAAATCCTCACAAGATTCATATATATCCTTTAGTATATTAAACAGTATTTTTTCTTTTGAATATGTCTTAGATATATTATTATCCATAATAAGACCTTCTAACTCTGACACATACTCAATAAGTTCTTGAACTTCAGATTTATTTAATAATTCATTATTATTTTTAAATATTTTTTTATAGTCCTTGAACATATACTTATCCTAATAAATCCTCTTCATTGAAGTATTGGTCCCCCATAGCTTCATTAAATTCGTCTTCCTTAATCTGTTCTTTTATTTCATTAACCATTTTTTGAATTACTTTCTTACTCTTTTTTGTTCCAGATATTATTTCTTTCATTAGTGGGTTAAAATCCTTTGGGGGTAGGCTTGCCATATCAGCATAAACATGATGCTTAAGGTTAAAATCTTCATCTGGCATTGCCTTACAAAATTTACCCCATATTGCTGGCCCCAAACGCATATCCCATGGTTCTGCTTCAATGAAATCAGCTTTATTTATAACATATACAGCTATTTTCTTCTTTTTTGGTAAGCCATGTGAAGACAATACTTCCATAACACCCTTACATAATTCATGAACTAATACTGGAAATACCATAGCTTGTGCTTTAACCTTTGGTGCTTCACCACTAAAATCACATTCAGACTTCCCACCACTAACCATTTTTTCCATATTTGGTATGATAAAAAACATATAATCAGCGGCTGACATCATTTTATTATAAATGTTTGGTAGTCTTGGATTTAAGTTAACTAACTCATCATTTACCATATGAAACATATGATTAACCTTTTTTGCCGCCCCTTGTGTCATGGCATTTAAAACTCTTCTTTTCTTAACCTCAGAATTTGCATTAACCAGTTCATCATGATTATTAAATTCAAACTCTTCTTCCATTCTTTGTGGTCCTTTATTACTTATTGTACCTTCAAGAGTTATATTATTGGTTAATTCTGACTCAAATTGTATTGCCCCCTCTGGTATATCAAATTCTTCAGACACCATCTTAACGGCCAATTCTTGTAGGAATTCTTTATGGTTTGATTCCATTTGAATTGCATTTCTAACCAATGGCATTTGTTGTTGCATCATTTCACGATTATTTATTTCATCCACATCAAATGCCGCACGGCATCGCCAAACCACTTCTTTAAATCTTTCTCTAATTAATTTCATCTCACTAGTCATTTCATCACCTTCTGGCATTATACCACATTCTGATAATGAATGTCTACTCTCCCTTAAATCCTCCTCCAATTTTGGGTGAAGTCTTTCTGTAATGTTTTCTTCATAAAGAAGATTCTCAAGTATTAATTTTTTACCTTTTTTCATGTTTATCTTTTTATATATTTTTTTATAAATTAACTTTATCCCCAAATATTCTTTTAACCCTTTCCTTCTCTGAACCACTTAGGTTGTTATTACGTAAATCCAAATACTTCAAATTGGCTAACTTGCTTATACCTTCTGGCAATGTGGTTAGGTTGTTATCATTTAAATACACCCCCTTCAAATTGGTTAAATTGTTTATCCATTCTGGCAATGTGGTTAGATTATTATAATCTAAATCCAAATACTTCAAATTGGCTAACTTGCTTATACCTTCTGGCAATGTGGTTAGTTCGTTATTATCTAAAAACAAATACATCAAATTGGTTAGGTTTATTAACTTATCTTTTATTGTATCACCCTCAACAACATTTAATAAAAACTCACCATATATTGATTTAACCAATTCATCAACATTAATCTTTTGCCCCTCTCCAAGAGCATATGCAAGTTCAATATTTGATTCATCTCCAGATTTTAATAGATTGATTATTTTATCCACATCACTTGGTTCTTCATTTAAAAGAGATTCTCTACGTTTTTGTTTTATGTAGTGTTTCATAAAAAAATTATCTTTTTATATCACCAACTCTAATTGTTTTTACAACTTTTCTTGGCT